AAACCTGTATTTTTTCGGGTATCGTCTGGCATTACTCGTAACTATTAATGTATGCTTTGCAAGTTGCTTGGCCTTTATTATTACCTTTAAATCTTCATTCGCCATCAATCATCATTTCCTGATTCAAAGATTGAAGAAGAAAAGATACAAACTGGGCGAACACCATTTACGCTGACGTAATCGTAGTCGTAAATACTGCCCGAAGGGGAAACAACGGTATTCGTTACACTGTAACCATTTGCTGGTGTACTCCATGGAGTAAGCAGCCACCACCATTTATCCATATTTGGAAGGAATTTTCTGTATTTTCGGTATTCATCCACCGTCAACATCGAAATCTTATCTTTACAATGTCCGTATTCTGTCTGGCCGTCCAAAGAAAGCAAATCTCGATCAAACTCAATAACTGCATCTTCTCCAAACTCGTCCGTAATTTTTTTAAGAAAACGAGTATTTAACTCATTTCTCAGTTTACTCAAAATCCAGTTATTTGAAGCTGAATCAAATGTTCTTTCTTTTCCATCAAATCCATTCAAAATGGCAAAATATCCTTTTTCTGTCTTATCCAGAATCAGCCATTCCATACCTGCAAGTTCAATAGCTTTTCCGATTTCCGGCTTTCCGATGTGCTTTTTCTTGAATTCCGTGAACTCTTTACTTAATCGGGATAATTCATCCTCAAAATATTTCAGATTTTTCTTCATAATCATTCCTCCGCCTTAGATACAAAGATATTAGATTTTAAGATACAAGCTGGGCGAACACCAAAAGCGTCGACGCAAATGCCGTTGTTAAAATTGCCCGAAGGGGAAACAACGGTACAGGCTTTCTCCCATCCACGTTCTTTCGTTGACCATGGCGATAATGTCCAATACCAATCGTTTAAACACGGATTCGGTGTGATATCTGTATATCCGCGCGCTTCATCAAACGTAATCGGTCGAATTTTACAATCAACAGTCCCTAATTTCTGTCCATCCGCAGTGATAATATCTGCTGTGTGTGTTTCGATATTTTCTGCCCCGAATTCTTTTTCGAAGTCTTTCAGAATTTCAGTGTCACACAGTTTCTTTACCTTTGATGTTTTGTAATCTGAGGTATCACCAAACTCTACATTTTCTTTCACCAGATCAAGCGAAATAATTTTCGTTGTATCTTCATACTGTTCCAGAACCATGTATTTACGCTTTCCGGTGGTCTGGAACACATCTCCTCGTTTCAGTGTTGATAACTCAACCTTTCCAGATTCTTCCTGCTTTTCCAAGAGTTCAACCAGTTCCTTTGCTTTCTGTAAAATTTCTTTATTGTTCATATCACATTTCCTCCTGCTTCATAAAATCCGGAATTTCTGGCTCAACAACTGCTGCCGGAACTGGTTCTTTCTCGGCAGTCTTTACGGCTTCTGCGACTGTTGGCTGTTTCGGCTGTTCTTCGATTGCCATTGGTTCTGGAATGAATTCCTCTTTATTGGCGTGCTGTTCGATTTCATATGCAACATCAGCTGCAAAAGCGTCATTTCTTGAAACTGTTTCTGTATCATCGTCCGCTTCCTGTACGAAAACATCACCATGAGTGTTGATGATCTGCTTTAAGGCACGATTGATAACGGTTTTCTTTGCCATCTGATCAGTGAATTTCTGGTGTGTGCCATTCCCATTTTCCTTGTATCCGAAGCCCTGTGACCAAGCTTGCTTAATCTGTTTGATGTTCATTACTTCCAAATGCTTCGCCCCATCTTCCATCAGCACAACTGCGTATGCTCCAAGGATTTTTTCGTTATCAATGTTCATAAAATCCTGTTCGTGAGAATCCAGAACCTTATTTCCGTCTTCAATATGATATTTGAATTTATCTCCTTGGTAGATGATCTCTGCGTGAATATCTTTCATTCCGTATCTTCTGGCAATCGTCATATTTCCGAAATATGATCTCTGGAACTGGCATTGACCGCTGTAAGCGATGAAATACCCCTGTTTTTTTTGTACTGAAAGTCCTAGTGTTGCCATGTTCATAAGACTGTTTGCGATGCTAATCTGGCTACAAGATTCCAGAATTGGTTTGTTATTCCTGTCTTTCGTTTCCTTGAGAACTAGATATGCCCCCATAAGTGCATTGCTCAAGTTGTAGTCTTTTGGGAACGAAAGACCATATTTACATTTTTCTTCAAGCTGTTTTGTCAATCCGTCAATAAACTGATTGTTAATCACAACTGCTGCCTGCTGTTCTCCTACTGTTGCTACCTGTGTTTTGTTTGCCATTTTAATTCTCCTTTTATATTTTTTATACTTTTCTCAGGCACATACATAGTGAATCGAAATTCAAAATAAAAATCTATGCTACGCTGTTCTAATCTTTGTTACGTTGTTATATACTGTCCTATTTTGGTGGAATCTCAATCCACCGTGAATGTACCTGAGAGTTATGCTCAGTGGCATATGAAACAGGATGAAATAATTTGTCTTTTTCTGTTTTTTCCTTTTCTGTCCTGTTCTGTATTTGCTTGAAATTTTCTATACTTCCGGGCATTCACCCGGATTCATATGCCACTGAAAAATTCTTTTAATAAATCACAATGTTTTCTTTCGAAACGTGGTATCTACCATATCCGCTTGTGCGTCCAGAGCCAATGCCACCGCCAAAACCTGCAAGTTCGATGATATTGATGATCTGTTCAATCGAATAAATATTCTCGACATATGAAATCTCGAATGTCGCTTTCCAACCGGAAAATCTATTCAGATGCACAAGCACCGGAGCACCCTTCTTTGGAGACATGAGTTTTTCATCAATATTGTGCTCGGCAAATGTGATTGGAATTAAACCGCCTTTTGCCGTCACATTTACTCCTGCTTTAAATTTCGTGCTGTATTTGTCGATGCCGTTTCTGACAACCGCATCACAGAACGATTTAAGAAGTCCAAAAGCTGTGATACATGGGGCATTGTTCTGCAATGCTTCAATCAGTCCTTCTTCCGAAAAGTTTGTAGGTTTTCCATCTCTCCAATGCATAGACGTGATGATTTCTTCCCAAACGTTGGATTTTTCAGTTCTTTTTGCCTTGTCCTTTCTGGCGTTAATTAAATCCATTGCCACAACATCATTCATCTTATTAAGGACTAAATCTCCGTCTCCTTCGATTGTGATTGTTGCATGTTTAACGTTGATTGCCTGTAACTGGATTCCTTCTTCTTTTTTAGTTGCCATAATGTTTTCCCTCCGAAATTTTATGATTTGATTTATAGTTTCTGTTTGCGCAAACATCCAAACAGATTAATCTGCAATAAATACATATGTAGTATGCTGTTTTGATTTATTTTGTTCTGCGGTATTCTATGGTGTCCTATGGTATCCTGCGGATTAACCCGCTTGAATCTTTACGCAAATTTCAGATGCACTTAGCCGACAATAGAATGTGCTATATTGTACTTTCGTATGCTGTTCTATATTGTGCGAAGATATAATCTTCTGTGCTTGGCAGATTCTACTGCCAGTTAAATACATCTGTGTTGAATGCTCGGTAGGTAACATGAATTGTCCTGTAATGTAGAGACCTGTTCTGTACCGTCTTATGGTATTTTTTCTTATTCTGATGACATCATGCCACCTACCCAAAATTCAATTTTTGGAGAACTGCTTTATAGACGATATAAGAGTCATGGCTTGTTTCGTCATGTTATGTCCTGTCTTGTAATGTAGTATCATATTCTGTGCTGACGGTTATACCGCCTGTAAAACAGTTCTCCGTTGAAGTGTTGTGTTATATTTTGCTATTTTGTTTTGTCATGCCCTATGCTTTCATACGTTATTTTTGTTAAGCATTCACAACACTCGTCACTCTGCATAAGTGAAATATTTTGTCCTGTTATATGTTGTTTTGTTTTGTTCTTTCATATTCTTCCGCTTATGCAGACTGATAAATGCTGTGGTTTCCTACGCTCATAAACCTGTAAAATTAAGCGAATATTTTGTTTTAACCTATTTTGTTGTGTTCTGTATTATCGTGTGATGTATTTCATTTGCCCATTTTACAGGCATATCAACGTAGGAAGTTTGCCGCTACTGCACTCATAAACCTACAAGAATAAAAGTTTTGCATAATATGCTGTTCTATTGTGCTGTATCGTGCTTTGTTGTGCGTTGTTGTGTTCTGTGCTCCTACTCCTGTAGGAATATCAGCACAGTAGCAGCTTTGACATTTAATTAATCATTTCCCATATTTCTTCATATTCTGAGACATTATGGAATTTCTGTTTGATCGCCATAAGCTCATTGCGGCAACGTTTCACAAGTGCTTCATATTCATCTGGTTTCTTTACAATCAACTTTGTAGGTTTGTAACCTGTGATATTGTCAGTTTTATAGAACACCCGAAGCGATGTCGGTTTTGGAGTTTCATGTTCAATGACCGTGATTTTCAGATTGCATACAACCTGTCTTGCCTGAAATAATCTCCATTTCTCAGCCGCTTCGGTATCGTCCCATGTAAAGCATTTATGAAGTTCTGAATTTTTATCTTTTGCCTTTTCAAGAATCTGTTGCGGTGTAGCTGATTCTAATTCATCGCAGATTTCCATGATCTCATCTGCGCATTTCTGTGCATCGGCTTTAAATCTATATGTTCCCCAAGTTGCTAACTGCATATTTCCCCTCCCTGTACTTTTACTACTCGCAATAACTTCTATTACAGAACGGGCAACCCGTAATCAACTGCCCTGCTGCACTTTCAACGGAATACCCGTGCGTTTCTTTTCCATACCGTTTCCGTCCTTTTTCGGAATAGATATTCTGGTGGCAAGACCAACAGATACCATTGCCCGGTGCAAAACGTGGTAATATCTTTGTTTTGCAGTACCAGTCCTGTGCTTTGATTGCTTCTGGAATGTTATATGTAGTTGTCGCCATATTAAATCCCCTCCACTTTTAATTCATCGTCGGAAACTTTAAGTAAAATCATCTGTCTGCCTGTATCTGGTATTCTGTCAGCATTCACACTTTCAACATCATCAACCCAAATCGGCAAGTTCAAACCGTTCAATTCCTGCAATCCAGTCACGAGGTCGATGTTGCATAGAATCTGAT